ACCACAGAAATATTTTCAGAAATTAATAGATGTATCGTACGACTTTAAACTATACCAGAAATTTGATAACGTATCTCTACGTTCGTTCTGTACTAACAACAATGCAGCTTATGTTGCTGTTGAAGAGACTTACGGGGATGTAAGTTATAATGGACACGCTAAGAAAGGTAAGGAATTTGAAAACCAAATGACTAACTTTGGTATCTTAATGGAAATTAAGGGTATTGAAGATCCATTCAAATGGTCACGTGATTTAGTTTCTAAAGTACAATCCAAAAGTACTGGATTATATTATTCACCTAAAGGCACTCGCCAACCAGGATTAACATCTGAAGGCACAACTGTATCAGCTACTCAAATTAATTTAGATACACTCGCTCATGTTGTTGAACCAGCATTTGATGGTTATTTTAGCTATGTTATGAATTTTATTGATAATATGAATAAAGTATTCAACTTTGGTGATGATTGGGGAATGTATATTCCTGAGGTAAAATATCTATCTCCTGAACCTTTAGTTAGATATCACGATTTATCTTTATCACAATTCTCAAATGTACACTTTGTAGGCGATGCACTATCAGCTCGTGGTATTACAGTATCAGGCGCACACGGAATTTACGTTGCTGAATCAATTATTAGAAAAGAAGCACTTATTGAACTAACAAATTCAAACTAAAACAATATGACAAAGAAAATAAAAACAACAGACGGAAGCATAATCCATTATCTAAATGGCAAAATGCATAATTACGATGGACCTGCTTATATTCCACAAGGTAATAAGCGTCAAGCAGAATATTACTTATTTGGAGTAAAATATACTAAAGCGCAGTGGGAAGCAGCTAAGAAAGATGCTAATGGTGTTCCATTCTATAAAACAGCAGTTGGTAAAGCAGCAGGTGCTAGAGTATAAGCAGAATAATTGTTATATCTTCACAATATGAGAGGAAGACCAAAAACAATAGAACCAGTAGAATCACCTCGTAAATTCACTAGGGTTTACGAGGATGATGATGCTGTTGAAACATGGAAATTTGATTTAGATAAATTTGATAGAGGACCAATTGAGGTAGATATCAAATATAAAGCTGGTGCTGAAAAACGTTTGAAACAACAAGCTAAGGAAGTTAAACAAGCAAAGAAAACAGCACGTCAAATGAAGAAAATAAATAATAAAGGTAAAAAATAGGTTATGACAACGAGTGATATGCAGATAACCATGAACAAGACAACGTTCGAAGACATGGAAAAGAAAATAGATACACTACAGAAAATAGTAGATGATAAAACACTACTAAGAATAACTAAAAGTTTTGGAATGACGGGATGTGTTGATATAACATATTGTAGTGGTATAGATAGAGATGAAGTACTAGAAGAAATATTAGAAAAAAACAAACGATTAAATGAACGATTAGAGGCATCATATGATTCTTTAAAAGAACTACAGCAAAAATCAGAATTAGATAAAAATAAATTAACAAGAGAATTATTGAGAGCTAATGAAAAAATACGCATGTATGAAGAGGGACATCGCAATAAAATATTGCAAGAAATTACTGATAGAGAGATAAATAAACCTTGGTATAAATTTTGGTAATAAAAATAATATATTATAAATGAGAATAGGATTAGCAGGTACAATGAGTGTAGGTAAAACTACATTAGCTAAAGCATTAGGTGAATTAGAACAATTTAAAGATTATACTATTCAAACTGAGCGTAGCAAATATTTAAACAATTTAGGTATTCCGTTGAATACTGATTCTACATTACGTGGTCAATTTGTATTTTTAGCTGAACGTGCTAGTGAATTATTACAACCAAATATTATTACAGATCGCACAATTTGGGATGTGTGTGCATTTACTCTATCAGCAAAATCGATAAATACTTGGGAAAAACGTGATTTTGTTACAGCAGCTATGCATCTTCGTGACTATTATGACATGGTAGTTTATGTAGATCCACGTGGAATTCAAATGGAAGATAATGGAGTTCGTGAAACTGATTTAGGATATCGCGCAAAAATCGATCAAGCTATTAAATTGGCATTGGGAGAATATAGACCTAATAAATTAATTACTGTAGAAGGTACAACTGAGGAACGTATCGCTACTATTTTACAAAATATATAATATTTATATGCACAACACTGATAAAATGAAAAGATCCGAATTAAAAGAAATGATCCGCACAGCTATTGCGGAAGCAATAAATGAAGCTGAAATTTCCCCACAAGAGAAAGCAGCCAAAGATGCAGAATTAAACGCCATTAACAAACAAATCCAAGCACTACAAGCTAAAAAATCTGATCTAGCTTCAGGTAGAACATCTGTTGTAGCAGAAAATGAATTAGACGAAATGGCAAATGTTGCTGTTCGCTATGAATTAGCACCTGATGCAGCTGCTGCTGATTTTAAAGGTAAAAAATCAAGAATTATAGCAGCGATGCAAGCTACTGAAGAACCTATGTCTAAAGTAGAAGTAGCAGCAGCGATGGGATATGATAAACAAAATCCAATCAACGCTGATTTTATGTCTCTTGTAGCAGACGGAGTTATTATTCCTTCTGGTGAACAAAAAGCTCCTCGTTTAACTAAACCTGCTGCTGAACCTGGTCAAGAAACAGGTGGTGAAGAAGGATTTGTTGATAGAGATTTAAGCGATGAAGAAGTTGATGCAATGTTCGCAGCAGCTAAAGCTTCTGGTGATGATGAAGTTGAATTTGGTGATATCGAAAAAGCAGACGGTGGTACAGCTTCAATGTCTGATGATGATTACGAAGCATTTATGCAATATACTGATCTTGAAGGTCGTTTAGCTAAAGTTAAAAGTGATATTTTAAAGACAAAACGTTCTAAAGGAGGTACTGCTGGTGATATTAAAGATACATCATCTACTGACGTAGAAAATTTACGTGCCTTGAAAGATAAGCTACAAAGTAAAATGAATGATTTATTAGCTAAATCTGATTACTTAAGAAAGCGCCAAGAAAAAACCACAGGCAAACCAGTTGAAATTGAACCTGTAGAAACAGAAGAAGAACCATTAGATGAATGGACAAAAGGCAGATTGCAATTCTACGCAGGAATAAAATCATAAAAATATGAAAAAGTATGTACTACCAGCCATTGTAATCTTAATTTTATTATGGTTAGCCTTCGACAAAGTTAAAAATGTTGGTTTAACAAAAGAATTTGTAGCAACACAAGATAGTTTAACACAAGCTGTTGATTCATTAGTTAAAGACATTGAAGAAAAAGACGAAACAATTACTGCTTTAGGAGAACTAGATCACTATTTACGTGAACAACTAGAACATCAAGAAGTAAAGATTGTTAAAGTAAAAGAAATTGTAGAAGTAGAAAAAAATAAAATTGACAATTTAACTGAAATTGAATTAGTTAGCTCTTTAAATCAACGCTACCCAACAGATACAATCACAAACCCACTACCAGTAGCACAACCCGTATTAGTTAGTGCGGCTAAGGATTTAGTTGAATTAGACGGTGCTAAACAAATTATTGAATTAAAAGATAGTTCAATAGCAACACTAAATGAAAGAATAGCTAATAAAGATAGTGTTGTAGCTTTATATGTTAAAAAAGAAACTAACTATAAAAATATAATGAATAACCAGCAAACACAAATTAAATACTGTAAATTTCAATATAATACTTTACAGTTAGAAAATACTAAATTAAAAGTAAAAAACAAATTTACTAAAATCGGTGCTGGTTTAATCGCTGGTGGATTAGTATATCTGATGTTAGCAAAATAATGCTCCTTGCCTATTCATGAAGAGCCTGTTCGCAAGAACAGGCTTTTTTTATATATTTATATACATGAGTCAAGCAAATATTAAAGAAATAATTAAAGCGGAATATATTAAATGTGCTACTGACCCTGTTCATTTTTTCCGCAAATATTGTTATATTACACACCCCACTAAAGGTAGGGTATTGTTTCATCTTTATCCATTCCAAGAAGAAGTTTTGAATGATTTTAGAAATAATCGTTTCTGTATTATTAATAAATCAAGACAGTTAGGTATTTCTACATTATCAGCTGGTTTCTCTCTATGGACAATGTTGTTTAACAAAGATAAAACAGTACTTTGTATAGCTACAAAACAAGAAACAGCTAGAGGTATGGTTGAAAAAGTACAATTTATGTATGATAACCTACCTTCATGGCTTAAAGGTAATCAAAAACCAACAGCAAATAACAAATTATCATTCCAATTAGCTAATAACTCTCGAATTGTAGCTACATCAGCAGCATCAGATGCAGGTCGATCTTACGCAGTATCTTTACTGCTAGTAGATGAGGCTGCCTTCATTGAGGGTATTGATAGAATTTATACGAGTATTAAACCAACAATTGCAACGGGAGGAGGAATTATAGCATTATCTTCTCCAAACGGTGTAGGTAACTGGTTTCATAGAATGTATACTGAAGCTGAAATTGGAAAAAATGATTTTAAAGCAATTAAATTACCTTGGAATTTACACCCAGATAGAGATGAACAATGGGAACAAACAGAAAGAGCAAATATGTCTCCTAGAGAATTTGCTCAAGAGTATGATTGTGACTTTTTAGGATCTGGTAATTCAGTAGTTGAACCTGATTTATTGTCTTTTTATGAAGAAACTTATATACAAGATCCTGTGGAACGCCGCTTTATGGGTGGTGATTTTTGGATTTGGAATTATCCTGATTATAGTAAGCAGTATCTTGTCTGTGCTGACGTTGCTCGTGGCGACGGTTCGGACTATTCGGCGTTTCATGTCATCGATGCGACAACGTGTGAACAAGTTGCTGAATATAAATCGCAAATAGATACCAGGACTTATGGAAACATGCTTGTCTCTGTTGCTACTGAGTATAATAATGCTTTACTTGTGGTTGAAAACGCAAACGTAGGATGGGATGTTATTAATACAATCATAGAAAAAGGATACCAAAAATTATATTATTCTCCTCGTTCTTATGGTGAAATGAATATGGATAGATGGTTAAGTAAAATTGAAAATGAACAAACTGTTCCTGGTTTTACCACATCAGCTAAAACAAGACCACTTGTTATCTCAAAAATGGAGTCGTATATTCGAGAAAAGGCATTTATATTTAGATCAAAACGTTTATTAGAGGAATTACGTGTATTTATTTGGCAAAATGGTAAAGCACAAGCTCAAAACGGATATAATGATGATTTAGTAATGTCTTTAAGTATAGGATTGTTCACTAGAGATACAGCAATGCGTTTTTATGAACAAGGAATGGATTTAAATAGAGCAATGATATCAAATATATCTAGAACATCATATGATTATAACGGACCATTACTACCAAACAATCAACAAAATCCTTATATGGTAGATAATGGTCGTGGTGAGTTTGAAGACGTGTCATGGATATTAGGGTAATAAATATTTATTGGTATAATAAAACAAAAGAATGGCAGATCAAAAACCAGGTTTGTTTAGTAGGCTAACAAGATTATTTTCAACTGACGTTATTATTAGAAACGTTGGTGGTAATCAATTAAAGGTTGTGGATGTTGATAACATTCAAGCTTACGGTAACGTAAAAACAAACGCATTAATAGATAGATTTACTAAACTTCATCGTTATGGTGCTAATATGCCATATAACCCAACGATGAACTATCAAACACTTCGCATTCAGTTATACACTGATTATGAAGCAATGGATACAGAATCAATCATAGCATCAGCATTAGATATTATTGCTGATGAATCTACATTGAAAAATGAGGCTGGTGAAGTACTACAAATTAGAAGTGCTGACGACAATATTCAACGTATTTTATACAATCTATTCTACGACATTTTAAATATTGAATTTAACTTGTGGATGTGGATTAGAAATATGTGTAAATATGGTGATTATTATTTACATATGGAAGTAGCTGAAAAATTTGGTGTATATAATGTAACACCACTTTCAGTATACGATATTGTTCGTGAAGAAGGACAAGATCCAAATAACCCATCTTATGTATGTTTCCGAATTGATCCAATGGTAATCGCTGCTGGTGGTATTAATTCACGTGTTAAAGATAGAGATGGTAAAATTAAATTTGAAAACTACGAAGTAGCTCACTTTAGACTATTAACTGATGCTAACTATTTACCTTACGGTAGATCGTACATTGAGCCTGCTCGTAAAACTTATAAGCAGTATACGTTGATGAAAGATGCAATGTTATTGCACCGTATTACTCGTGCCCCAGAAAAACGTGTATTCACTGTAAATGTTGGTAATATTCCTCCGCATGAAGTAGATGGTTATATGCAGAAAATCATGCAGAAGATGAAGAAAACACCTTACATGGATCAACAAACAGGTGATTATAACTTACGTTACAATCTTCAAAACATGATGGAAGACTTTTATCTTCCAACTCGTGGTAATGATACTGCAACTAAGATCGATACTATTAAAGGTCTTGAATATAACGCTATTGAAGACGTTGCGTTCCTACGTGATGAAATGTTAGCTGCACTTAAAGTACCTAAAGCATTCTTCGGATTTGAAAAAGATTTACAAGGTAAAGCTACATTAGCTGCTGAAGATATTCGCTTTGCTCGTACAGTAGAACGTATCCAACGTATTGTGTTATCTGAATTATATAAAATGGCATTAGTTCATTTATATACTCAAGGATATGATGGTGAATCATTAACCAACTTTGAATTATCATTAACTACTCCATCTGTTGTTTACGAACAAGAAAAAGTAGCATTGTGGAAAGAAAAAGTTGATTTAGCCAAATCAATCCAAGATACCAACCTATTACCTTCAGATTGGATTTACGATAATGTATTCCAATTCAGTGAAGATCAATATGATGAATTCCGTGATTTAGTACTTGAAGATAAAAAACGCGTATTCCGTTTAGCTCAAGTCGAGAATGAAGGTAACGACCCAGCCAAAACTGGTAAGTCATTCGGTACACCACATGATTTAGCTTCATTATATGGTAAAGGCAGATCAGGTATGAATACAGACGGTGCTGTACCTCCAGGATATGACGAAAAACGTCCTGTTGGTCGTCCTAAAGAAAAAGTATCTATAGTTGGTACACAAAAAGATCCGTTAGGTAAAGATAGATTAGGTAGTAAAGAAAATAGTACTTTATATACTGCTAATCAGCCTGAGGAAGGTAGTGGAACGCCAAAAGCTATGTTTGAATTACATAAAAATAAAGGATTATTTGAAGGATTCAACATAGCTCGTAAACAACTCGTAACTGATCCTGAACAGGAACCATCGTTGTTAGACGAGAAAAACATCAAGGACATATAATAAATACATATTTATAGATAGTAATTCCTATGGCATACGTTTATAGACATATTAGATTAGATAAAAACGAGCCTTTTTATGTAGGTATTGCTAAAGATGAATATAAAAATTATGAAAGAGCATATAGCAAATATTATAGAAATAAACATTGGCATAATGTTGTTAATAAAAGCCAATATGAAGTTGAAATAATATTAGACAATTTAACGTGGGAAGAAGCGTGTGAAAAAGAAATTGAATTTATTAAACTATATGGTCGAGCTGACTTAAAGACAGGTTCTTTAGTTAATATGACTGATGGTGGAGATGGATTTAAAGGACCTAAAACATTGGAACATCGTCAAAAACTAGGTAAAAATCCTCCTAGAGGACCACAACCAAATAGACGAGTACCAAAACCTAAATTACAAGGAAGAAAATCTCCTAATTTAGGTAAAAAACACGATGTAATACAAAGTAAATGTCCTTATTGTAATAAAATAGGCAATAAAGCTATTATGATGAGATGGCATTTTGATAATTGTAAAAACAAATAATATTGTGAAAATCAAACATTCAAAGTTCAAGAACACCGGTATTTTATTTGAGCTATTGGTTCGCCAAATAGCATCTGATACCGTTTCTAATAAAGATTCTGCTGCTATTGGTTTAGTTAGAAAATATTTTGGCAAATCTGAATTAGCAAAAGAATACAAATTATATCAGACATTAATTCAACCTAAATCGTTATCTGAAGCTAAAGCTGAAACGTTTATTAACGCAACGCTTGAGGCTTCTTCACGTTTAAATAAAACTACTTTACGTAAGGAAAAATATAATCTTATTAAGGACATTCGTGAAAATTACGATATAGAAGAATTTTTTAAAGCAAAGATTAATAACTATAAGCAATTAGCTGCGGTTTATAATTTAATAGAAGCACACAATTCCTCAGATTTTGTTGAACCTCAACATCTTATTGATAATAAAATTACATTACTTGAACACATTACTCGTAAAGAGGTAAATAAAGAAGGTGTTAAAGATCGTGTAATGGAAGAATTCAATAACATGGATAAAGGTACTCGTATTTTAGCCTATAAAATGTTGTTAGAAAAATTCAATAGCAAATACGCTACTTTATCTGATCGCCAGAAATTAACATTAAAAGAATTTATTAATAACATCACTAATACAACTAAATTACGTGATTTTGTTAATAAGAACTTTGCTACTATAACTGAAGAAATCAATAAGTTAATCCCAACAGTAGCTGATAAAACAACTCAAATTAAATTAGCTGAAGTAGTAAACTTATTACATCCTTTAGATAAAACTCAAAATGTAAAAGACGAAAACATTGTTTCACTTTTACAATACTACCAATTAATTGAAGAATTAAAATCAATAAAATAGAATGATTAACGAAATTAAAAGAATGCAGCAACTAGCTGGTATCATCAATGAATCTCAACTAAATGAAAATAAGGATTTAAATTCTTATGGTAAAGTTTTATTTGATAGACTAAAGAAAAACGGATTTGATGCTAAGTTTGTTAGAACTGCCAATGAATTTGATCAATTATCTAGAACAGTTAGAAACTCCAAAGATAAAAAATTAGCAGTAGTGTTGTATGATGATATGGGAAAACCAGGAGATGGTTTTATTCAGATAGGTGTTAACAATGATACACACGATGAGATAGGAGAAATACTTGATAGTATCAAACCAGAATTACCAGAAGGAGGTAGACATTTTACTGATAATATGTGGAGTTGGCAAGTACAAGGTCCATCAATGGTAAAAAAATAACATAATGGATTTAAAAGCATACATAAAAGAACTAGTACGTCAAGAATTAGACGAAATGTCTACTTCTGGGGATGTTGGTGCTTATGCTACTCCATTTGCTTTTGCTAAAAAAGGACAAAAAACAAATGCAGCAATAGAAACTGCTAAGTCTCAAGGAATGAAGTTAGCTCCTACGGGAATGCCAAGTGATTCTAAAATAAAAGACTATAAAGCAATTTGGAAATCAGCTGAAAAACCTAAATACAAAATGTATAAAGAATCATTAAAAGACATCATTGAAAAAGAATTAATCAATGAAGTAACATATTCTAAATTCAAATCAGAAGTAAAATTCAGAACTAAATCTGAACAATTACACAAAGCGATTCGCGAAGTAAAGCGTAAATTAGCTGAAATTGATCGTATTGTTGAGTATACTTCTCGTATGAAACAAGAATTAAGTGAAGGTGAAGAAGGTGTAAAATATTGGAAAGCCACCCAAAAGAATGTTGCTACAATAGCTGAAATGGTTAACCATTTGAATAATAAAATTAAAAATCTCCAACAATAATGGACATTAGTAGATTACAACAATTAGCTGGTCTTTTAAATGAAGAAGATACATCTGGTGATGCTGAAATGGAACAATATATTAATGGATTATTAGATAGTATTTTAGATAAGGTAAGTGAATTAGAAAAAGTGATGGGTGGAGATATGGAAGATATTTTTGAATTAATTAGACAACATAAAGAAAGAAGTAGCAGACCTGTTTCTGACGAAGAACTTCCATTTTAAAAATTAAACCATGGCAAAAGCAAAAGGCTCAAGTACAGCAATAGCCAAAGTTAGTTTTGGTAAACGCAAAAAAGGAAAAGCAAAAAAGTCATATAACAAACATGATCATTCTGAAAAGAATTATCGTGGACAAGGAAAATAATATGAAACAGAATATCAACGAAATTAAAAGAATGCAGCAGTTGGCTGGTTTGATCAAGGAAGGTGAAACTACTATAAATAGTGGTTTTAAATACTTTACAGATAAAGACGAATGGCAAAAAGAAATGGATGCTGTTGTTGAAAAAATCAAATCACTCTACCCAGATAAAGAAGTAGTATATGTTAACACAAAAGAATTTTTAGACGGAGAACAAACAAACTACACTTTTGGCCAAGGAATGGGATCTATAAACTTAGGTGGATGGCACTCAGGAACTTGGGGATATAAAAGAGGTGGGGTGTTTTACCCAGGATCTGTAAACATGAATCCCCTAGGAAAAGACCTTGTATACCCAGACGGATCAAGAAAAGACTAAAACGACATAAATGAAAAGTATAGCAAATCAATACCGTGATTTAAAAGAAGGTAGAATGTCACAAGGCAATTTCATGAGAAATTTGCGTATGGCTTTCCCTCAATATGTAACTAATGTAACATCATTTGATGATGCTGTTCGTATTCTTAAGAATAAAGCAATTTTAAGTGAAGGAAACATTAGTGAAGCTAAAAAGAAAAAAGAGGCTAAAACTGAATTACATCCAAATCAAATTCACCCACAGGAATTAAGAATGGGTATTAAGGTAGAATTAGAACACACTGATGATATAGACAAAGCTAAAAAAATTGCTTTAGATCATTTAGCAGAAAACCCATTCTACTACACTCAGCTTAAGTTATCTGGTGTTGATGTTCAAGCTTTACCTAGCAAAGAAAAGAAAGCTATTGCTAAGAAAAAAGATGAAACTGAATTAGTTGATAAAGCTAACCAAATGCAAAAGGTTAAAATGCCTAAAGTTGTAAAAGAAGGTTTAAATGAAGATCATGCATTTGATAGAGAAAGTCAAATTGAATACATTAAAAACTCAGGTCGTTTTCAAGGTAATTTAGATAATAAATCTGATGAATTTATAGAGAAATTATATAAGTCATTAGAAGATTCTTCAAATAAAATGTCTGGTGTTGATTTAGGTGGTTCATTTGATAAATTCAAATCAACATTAGCTGAAATTGTACGTGAAGTAGTAAATGAATA